CCCTTTCTATAACTTTGACTTTCCCTAACAATTAGGGTATAATATATACTATGGAATTTTATACAAACGTCTATCGATACGGAAAGAATATCCGTTATATCGGATATAAAAATGGTAAGAGAGTTCAGACTTTAGTTCCTTACCAACCGACTCTGTATCTAGAATCTGACCTACCCAATACCACTTGGAAATCTCTCAAAGGTAAGAATGTCGAACCGATTGTGTTCGGTGATATGGCAGAGGGCACTCAGTTCGTTCGCAAGTATCAAGACGTGGAAGGATTTGATATATACGGCCAAACCAATTTCGCAATCCAATACATGTATGACAAATTCCCTAACAGGATTAAATGGGATAGAGAAGTCATTAACGTAACTTCAATCGATATCGAGGTTCGGTTTGAAGATGGATTCCCTCACCCCGAAGATGCAGACCAAGAAGTAACCGCAATCACATGTAAGAATAATATAGATGATACGTTCCATGTATTTGGTTGTGGCGATTACACTACACACGAACCAAATGTGAAATACACTAAATGCAATGATGAACGTGAGTTACTATCACGATACGTTATTCACATGCAAGGTGTTGATATTATCACAGGTTGGAACGTAAAAGAATTCGACATACCATATCTCGTTAATAGAATCGAAAAGATATGTGGTAGAAACATTATGAAGAAACTATCGCCATGGGGTGATGTTAAAGATGATACTCCTAAATTTGTTCAGGCTTTCTACAAACCAAAACTACAATACAAGTTAGGTGGTATTACAATCTTGGATTATATGGAGTTGTTCAAGAAATTCACATATAACACGATAGGTACACAAGAGTCATATAGGCTAGACCATATTGCAAACGTGGTTCTTGGTGATTCTAAGTTATCCTTTGATGAATATAGTAACTTGAATGAGTTACACGAGAAAGACTATCAGAAGTTTATTGATTATAACATTAAGGACGTGGATATTGTAGATAGACTTGACGATAAACTCGACCTTATCTCTCTCGCCCTCACCATGGCATATAACTCTGGTGCAAACTACATTGACATATTAGGTACTGTATCGATTTGGGATACAATCATTTACAGAGATTTATCATTACAGAAAATAGTAATCCCACCAAAACAGAATACAGGTACAGGTTCATATCCCGGTGGATATGTGAAAGAGCCCCAGGTCGGGAAACACGATTGGATATGTTCGTTCGACTTGGCTTCTCTGTATCCGTCAATCATTATGCAATACAACATGAGTCCAGAAACATTACACCCCCACTCTATTAAAGATGTTAATGTATATAATGTGATGCACGACAAAGTTCAGAATAAGAAAGATGATGTATCTCTTGCGGTTAATGGTTCTCAATACTATACGGAAAAGGAAGGATTGATGCCTCGGGTGATTGGGGAGATGTACGAAGGTCGTGTCGGTATGAAGAACCGAATGTTAAAGGCACAAAAAGAATTACAAACGATAGACCCCCACAACAAACAGGAAATCTATCGGGTGGAAAGGGATATACAGATTGCGAAGAACCAACAAATGGCAATCAAGATTCTTCTTAACTCATTGTATGGTGCAATGGGTAATCGTTGGTTCAGATATTATGATAGACGAATCGCAGAAGCAGTTACTCTTACGGGACAACTGACTATCCAATGGGCAGAGAAAGCCATTAACAAGTATTTGAATGACTTGATGAACACCCACAACCTCAGATTTGATGGTTCAAGAGAAGATTACGTTGTTGCGATTGATACCGATTCGGTGTATGTTAAATTAGGTTCGTTAATCGATAAGTTCAATCCGAAGAATCCAGTTCAGTTCCTTGACAAGATATGCTCGGAACAACTGGAAGTGGTTCTCGAAAAATGTTATGATGAACTATTCAAAATGCTTGGTGGTCGTGAGAACAAGATGGTTATGGAACGAGAGGTGATTGCGGATAGAGGAATCTGGACTGCGAAGAAACGATATATCCTTAACGTACATAACAACGAGGGAGTTCAGTATAAAGAACCTCAACTCAAGATTATGGGAATCGAGGCGGTCAAGTCATCTACCCCACAGATAGTCAGAGATGCTCTTAAGGAAATCTTTAAGAGTATGGTGAATAAAGAGGAATCGGATGTTCAAAGAGAAATTGCATTGTTTAAAGAATATTTCGCAAAGGCAAACCCGGAAGATGTCGCATTTCCAAGAGGAGTTCAGAATATAGCGAAATGGACTGACCACGAAACAATCTATACAAAGGGAACACCTATCCATGTGAGAGGTGCGATACTCCACAATCACTATACCGACTCGAAGAAGGTTTCACGAATCGAATCTGGTGACAAGATTAAATTTACGTATCTGACCAAACCAAATCCGATACAAGAGAATGTCATAGCCTTTGTCGATTATCTGCCCAAAGAACTGGGTCTTCACGATTACATTGATTACGATATGCAATTCCAAAAGACATTCTTAAATGCCATTAATCCAATTCTCAAGTCAATCGGGTGGAAATCTGAACGTATAGTTTCCATCGAAGACTTCTTTTAACCTTGACATTTGCACCTAAAAAGGGTATAATATAAAGTAGATGATAACGATTACGATATTTAAAAACATATTCGATACTAATACCGATACTAAGATAGAGTTGGACGACGATAAGTTCGAATCATTCTTGTATAAAGCATTTGATAGACCATACGAGAACAAAAAAGATGCGAGTTTAATGAGCCCTGCAATGTATATATTGGGAACTACTCGCAAAAATAATAGTGTAACTAAATGGTCTAAGTGGGCGGCTGTCGATATAGATGATTACGAAGTTAAAGACTCAGTTGAAGAAGACATGAAAGAGTTGTTCGGTCAATATCGTTATATCTGTTATTCAACTGCGAGTTCAAGTAAGAAGAAACCAAAGTTTAGAATGGTATTTCCGTTATCCGAAGAAATAGAAAAGGACAAGATTAAACACTTTTGGTTTGCCCTCAATAAAGAGTTAGGTGATTTAGGGGACCCCCAAACCAAAGATTTAAGTAGAATGTACTATGTTCCCGGAAACTATAAAGGTTCGTATAACTTCATTTTTAGTAACGACGGAAGTTTAATTAATCCCCCGCAAATAATGAAGAAACACGAGTATATAGATAAAACAGGAAATTCGTTTTTAGATACCTTACCTAAGGCAATCAAAGAACAACTTCTTACATATCGTAAGAATGAAATGACAAATACAGACGTTTCGTGGAATGATTATAGTGATTGTCCGTTTGTATCGAAGAAATTAGTGAGAGAGTATTCGCAGATAACGGATACTGGGTGGTATTACAAGATGTATGGGATAATGGTTTCCATAGCAGGTCATGCCATCAAAGTGAAATATCCAATAACATCAGTTGAAATTGCAAACCTATGTAAACAAATAGATGAAGCAAATGGTGGTTGGTATAGAAACCGACCTCTTAAAAAAGAGGCGGATAGGGCGATAGAATATATTTATGGACAAGATTTTTAGGAGATGATATGATATTACAGATTATAACATACGTATGCTTTATAGGTATAGGTATTACTTTAGGCCTCATGTGGGCACAACACGATTATGACAAATGGAGGACAACAGATGAATAATCAATTCGGTGGAAGATTTAAATATTGGAAAGAAGGTGTAAAAGGATTTTGTATAGGATTCTTTGGTTTATTTGCGATTACGGCACTTGCTGGTAGTGGTGGTGCAATAGTAACAGACCATTATCATAATGTCGAGTATTCAGAACCATATTCAGTTAAAGTATGTAGGAATGAGGCAGTAGCTTCTGGTAATGCAGTTAACGATGCAATTTGGGGTGGAATCTTCGGTGCAGTTATTGGTGATGCAATAGATGACGAAGATGGTAAAGTGCCTGGTGCGATTATCGGTGCATTAATTGGTGCTAATAATGATAACAATGCAACAATGACACCTGCTGCTGTATGTAGAACAGAAACACGCTACCATACAATTCAACGAGGTGAATACTCACACTCAACAATTGAATTCGATTATGAAGGTGTTCGTTACAGATTAAACTTTACTAAAAGATAGGAGTATATAATGAGTTGTAAATGTGAATGTCATAGATGTTCATGTGAAAGAACCAAATCTTGTAGTTGGGGAAAACACATATTTTGGGGCATAATAATACTAATGATAGTATCATTATTCACGTAATATGAAAAGAACATTTTATTGGATGATATTGATTACTAACCTTACGTGGATAGCAATCGGCATTCTTATATTAAAAAAAATATTATAATTTAGGAGATGATAGAATGACAAGTGATAAAGATTATTATAATGAAGAAGCAACCGATTGTATTATCAGAGTTCTTCGTGGACAAGTAGAAGTTTTAAAATCAAGAATTAAACCTCGTGCAACAGGACATTACATTACAGCAATTAATGTAATAGAAACTCGCATTGAGGAACTACTAAAAGAGAAAGAAATTTGGGCAGAATATGATGAACAGAATTAATAGGAGTAAGATATGGGAGTGATGGATAAACTAAAGAAGAATAGTAGAATCAAAGAAACAGCGATACTTAATAAATCTAAACTATTCTCTAATAAGGATATGGTCGTAACTTCCGTTCCTATGATTAACGTTGCATTGAGTGGTGACCCCGACGGTGGATTGTATTCGGGAATGACGGTATTAGCTGGCCCATCAAAACATTTCAAGACATCATTTGGATTGTTAATGGCTAGTGCATACCTTGAGAAATACAAAGATGCAGTTCTGTTATTCTATGATTCAGAATTTGGCTCACCCCAAAACTATTTCAAATCATTTGGTATCGATACTTCAAGGGTACTCCACACTCCAATAACAAATGTTGAGGAGTTGAAGTTTGACTTAATAAATCAACTTGAGAGTATCGAACGAGATGACAAGGTTATCATTATGGTGGATTCCATTGGTAACATCGCCTCTAAGAAAGAACTCGACGATACTATGAACGAGAAATCCGTTGCAGATATGAGTCGTGCAAAGGCATTAAAATCTCTATTCAGAATGAGCACTCCATATTTAACTTTAAAGGATATCCCATTACTTGCGGTTAACCATACCTATCAAGAAATTGGTATGTTTCCTAAGGCGATTGTGTCGGGGGGAACTGGTATCTATTACACTTCAGACAATATATGGATTATTGGTCGTCAACAAGAAAAGAAAGGAACGGATATTGTAGGATACAATTTCGTTATCAATGTTGAAAAGTCAAGATTCGTTAAAGAGAAGTCCAAGATTCCTATATCGGTTACGTGGGAAGGTGGTGTTGAACCATACTCGGGATTACTTGATGTTGCACTTGAAGGCGGATACGTCACTAAACCAACGATAGGGTGGTATTCAAAAGTGGATACAACTACTGGTGAAGTGGAAGATAAGAAGGTTAGAATCGCAGAAACATTAAAGGAAGAGTTCTGGGAGCCTATTTTTAAGAACACGGATTTCAAAGAATATATAAAAAATAAATATCAAATCGGTCATATCGATATGATTAAATAACATTGACCTTTGAGTCGTTTTAAGGTATAATAGTTATATGAAACTCGAAACAATCATACTTCGTCATTTAATTCAAGACGAAACCTTTATGAGGAAAACCATTCCTCATCTCAAACACAAGTATTTTGAAGGCCCCCACGCACACGTCTTTAAGGGAATCGTGGATTTCGTTAATAAGTATTCGGAAGTTCCAGAATCCACAGCATTGTCAATCGAAATGCAACAACACGCAAACCTTCCCGGACAAGATACCGCAGAAACATTCGATATAATCTCGGAGTTGGGGGATAAGGTAAAGGACGTAAATGATGATTGGTTACTTCAACAAACAGAGAAGTGGTGTCAAGACCGTTCGATATTCCTTGCAATCATGGAGTCGATTAACATTATCGACGGGAAACATAAAGAATTAACAAAGAATGCTCTCCCCGAATTACTCCAAGATGCCCTCGCAGTAAATTTCGATACTAATGTCGGACATGACTATATAAATGACTCCGACGAACGATACGAATTCTATCATAAGAAAGAAGAACACCTCGAATTAGATTTAGAAATGATGAATACGATAACTAAAGGAGGATTTGTTAATAAATCTCTGAACATTGCAATGGCTGGTACAGGTGTCGGTAAGTCCTTATTCATGTGTCATTGTGCTGCTTCTTCGTTATCCTCTGGTAAGAACGTATTGTATATATCAATGGAAATGTCAGAAGAACGAGTTGCAGAACGTATCGACGCAAACTTAATGAATGTACAGATAGACCAACTCGGGAATCTCTCAAAAGATATGTTCGATAAAAAGGTACATCATATTGCA